TATTGATTTACTTGAACAAGTTATTCGTACTAATGAAGGTAGCACCACGTTACAGACTGACTTAAATCTTTCCCGAATTAGTGTAGATAATTACGCTTCTATCCCTAACAAACTTACGCAAGGCCGACCTATTCAGTGTTGGATAGACAGGCTACGTGATCAACCTACCATTACGGTGTGGCCTATCCCTGACCAAGGTACAGTGGGAGCACCTTACTATATAGTTAGGTATTGGCGATTGCGGCGCATACAAGACGCGGGTGCTGGAGTGCAGACTCCTGATATGCCATTTAGGTTTTTGCCAGCATTGGTGGCAGGTTTAGCTTACTATATTGCTACTAAACTGCCTGAAGGCATGACTAGGTTAGAAATGTTAAAAGCGCAATATGATGAACAATATACATTGGCAGCGGGAGAAGACAGAGAAAAAGCTTCTGAAATGCTTATCCCTCGCCTATATGGGCCTAGATAGCTATGAGTGAGAGGTTTGCGTCAGGGCAAAATGCGTTAGCAGAGTGTGATGTATGTGGTTTTCAGTACAGGTTACGGCAGTTAAAACCACTTGTTATAAAAGCAGTGGTTACGGGCATTAAAGCTTGTCCTGAATGTTGGAATCCTGACCAGCCACAGTTAATGTTAGGAACGTTTCCTGTGAATGACCCACAGGCAATACGTGACCCAAGACCCGATTTTACAGGTTATGCTGAAAGTCGAGCGCGATTACAACCAGCAGACCCTATCTTTGCTTTTGGGCATGTTGGAGAAGTGTCTATAGTACTTACCACTACGTTAACAGTTACAGTGGCTACAGGCACAAACGTATATGGGACAGGTAATAAGTTTTATATAGATGGCGTGGTAAGCCCTACATTAACTTTGTTTGAAGGGAACACTTATAAATTTGATCAGTCAGCGGGTACAAATGGCACACATCCGTTAAGGTTTTCAACAACTCCGAATGGAACGTGGGGTGGAGGAATAGAGTACACTACCGGAGTAACTACCAGTGGCGTACCGGGAAATGCAGGAGCGTATACGCAAATAACAATAGCTACGGGCGCACCTACGTTACACTATTATTGCTCTGCCCATAGCGGTATGGGTGGACAAGCAAACACACCAACTTGATGAGGTGAAACAATGGGTAAGATTAAAGTTAAAAAGATGCCGGGTGTTAAAGAGTACAACCCCGGTACAAAAGTTAACTCACCAGAGCAGTCTTCTGGGCCAGTTAAAACTAGCGGAATAAAAATACGCGGTGTTGGCGCAGCAACTAAGGGCATTATAGCTCGTGGGCCTATGGCGTAGGGAGTGTTAGGTGAATTACACCGAACTTAAAACCAATATACAGGATATCTGTGAGCAAACGTTTACAGACGACCAGTTGGCTATGTTTACCCAACAGGCAGAACAGTTGATTTTTGCTACGGTAGACCTACCTGCTATGCGTAAAAATCAGACAGGTAACATGAGTCTTAATAACAAGTACCTGACGATGCCTTCTAATATATTGTATGTGTACTCTCTAGCCGTCATAGATGGGGCTGGGGATTACCATTACCTGCTTAACAAAGACGTTAGTTTTATGCGGGAAGCTTACCCTTTACCTACAGCCACAGGTTTGCCTGTACACTATGGTATATTTGGGCAGACTACTTTTATTTTAGGGCCAACGCCTGATGCGGCGTACCAATCTGAAATTCATTTTGCTGAGTACCCGGATTCTATTGTGACGGCTGGTACTACGTGGTTAGGCACGGAGTTTGATTCTGCGTTGCTTAATGGTGCTTTAGTAGAAGCTATACGGTTCCAAAAAGGCGAACCAGATATGGTGGCTTTGTATGAAAAACTTTATACGCAATCTATGTTGTTACTGCGTAACTTAGGTGCAGGTAGGTTGGAAACAGACACATACCGTTCAGGAGTAGTACGGGTTCCCCCAAATTAGGATAACTTATGATTGGTACAAAAGGCGGCGCAAAGATAGGAATAGCAACAGCGACTATGATTTCGGGCCGGGGGTTCACCCCTGAAGAACTTGCAGAGCAAGCCGTGAACGAAGTGATATCTATAGGCAGTAACTCACACCCTGTTATACAGGCGCAAGCAGAAGCATTTAGAGAAGACATCAGAGGCGTAATGACCAATTATTTACGTCAGGCTGTAGCTTCTCATAATACGACATTAACCAACCGTTTTACGGATGCTGGGCATCCTGAACTCGTCAAACTATTAGAGGTCTAATATGGCAATTACAATCTCAACTGCAATGCCCACATCGTTTAAAGTTGAACTGATGAAGGGTTTACATAACTTCAGCGCAGGGAGCACTACGTTTAAGCTGGCGCTTCTAACAGCTACTGCCTCCGGTAGTGGTACATACGGTGCAGCTACTACCAACTACAGTGATGTTACTGGCAACAGTGATGAGCTATCGGGTACAGGGTATACCACAGGGGGTAAGCTTCTTACTTCTGTCACGCCTACAGCCGATGGTACAACAGCGATTACTAATTTCAGTGCAGTAACGTGGACTTCCTCTTCGTTTACAACGTGTGGAGGGTTGATTTACGACACGACTGATTCTAACTCTGCGTGTGCGGTGTTGAGTTTTGGTGGGGATCAAACAGTAAGTACGGGTGATTTCCAAATCCAGTTCCCTGCTGCTGCGGCTGCTACTGCGATTATTCGTATAGCGTAATAGGCCACTACCATGAGTGGATGGGGTCAACGACCTTGGGGTCACAATAGGTGGGGTGGTCAAGCCTCTACTCTTGTAGACCTCGGTGCAACTTGGGGTGCGCGTGGTTGGGGTACAGGCGCGTGGGGTGCTAATGGCATTTCCGTAGTCGGTACAGGGGCTGTCGGTACTGTCTCTGTAAACTATACCGCCAACGTTACTCCTACGGGAGTAGAAGGTACAGGCGCAGTAGGCACAGTAGTACTGAACTACACCGGGTTGGTTAGACCCACAGGCGTTGAAGGCACAGGTTCTATAGGTAGTGTATCCATTGTACCAAGCTTCAGTTTAACTGGGGTACAAGGGGTAGGCGCAGTAAACGGTGTTAGTACTAACACTAGCGAAAATATTGTACTCAACGGTATAAGCGGAACCGGATCAGTAGGTACAGTCACCTTTAGTATTGGTACTGTATTTAGTGTTACAGGAGTTGCTGGTACAGGCGCTGTCGGTACAGTAACCCCAGCTTACGATTGGTCGTACACGGTTACAGGAGTAGAAGGTACTGGAGCAGTTGAAGCAGTTACGCCTCTGGTAATAGTTACTCCTACCGGAGTAGGCGCAGTTGGAGCTGTCGGTACGGTTACAGCAAGCTTCAGTAGTATTGCATACCCTAATGGGGTTGCAGGTACAGGAGCTATAGGCACTGTTTCGATTAAAGGTTGGAGTTCGATAGACGTTACACAGACACCAAATTGGATTAATATAAGCTCACCTCAAACTCCTAATTGGGTGGACATAGATACTGACAAAGCGGCATAGGACTTAATTATGGCAACTTATGTAAACAATTTACGACTAAAAGAAATTACAACCGGAGATGAGGATGGTACGTGGGGAACCAGTACCAACACCAACTTAGAACTCATTACCGATGGATTTAGCTACGGTACAAAACAATTTGCGGCTGACTCTAATGAAACTTTTACAATGCCCGATGGTACAGCAGATGCTACCCGTGGTTTTTATTTGAAGTTTACTTCGGCTGTTTCTTTAACTGGTACACGAACCGCTACGCTTGGGCCAAATACAGTCAGTAAAGTGTGGGTGATTGAGAATGCCACTACTGGCGCACAGTCTATTTCGATTAAACAAGGCTCCGGTGCTGAAATAACTATAGCTAATGGCTCTAAAGCTATGGTTGTTACTGACGGCGCAGGAACAGGAGCAGCAGTACTTAATGCTAATCCTACCGAAACAGGTGCAGGTACGGTAACTAGTGTAAGTGGTACAGGTACAGTCAACGGGATTACCCTTTCAGGTACAGTTACCAGTTCAGGTAGTTTAACTCTCGGAGGTACGTTATCCGGGGTTGATCTTGCATCACAAGTTACAGGCACATTGCCTGTCGCCAACGGCGGCACAGGTGCAACTTCTCTAACCGCTAATAATGTGGTCTTGGGTAATGGCACTTCAGCCGTGCAAGTTGTAGCGCCCAGTACATCAGGTAATGTTTTAACATCTAACGGTGCTACGTGGCAGTCAACAGCTCCTGCCGCTAGTGGAATATCAGCAGGAACTTCAATCGCCCTTGCAATGGTCATGGGTTTCTAGGAGGAATACAATGGCAAACCCCAATATAGTAGCAGTAACGAGTATTTTAGGTGAGACAACCTACCTAACTCCTTCAGGAACGTCGGAGGTAGTTTTGTTGCCTAACGCAGCAAGCAGTGGCTTGGTCTATAAAATTAATCAGATTGTCGCGGCTAATGTTGATGGCAGTAGTGCGGTTGATACAACGGTGAGTATTTATACTAACGGTGCTGTTGCTCAAGGCTCTGCTCCTTCAAGCGGCACAGCTTATCCGATTGTCTCTACACTTAGTGTCCCCGCTGATGCGTCAGTAATTGTTGTGGACAAGACTACAGCTATTTACTTAATGGAAGGCACTTCCATCACTGTAACCAGTGGTACAGCAAGCAAGATTACTTACAGCGTAAGCTATGAGAAAATTTCTAGCTCGTAAGGAGTAGCTCATGCCTATTGGTAGTGATAAAGGTTTTATTGTAAAGCCCGGATTTAATCCACTAGCGGAACAGACCTCAAGTCCGGTAGCGTTGCCTAATGGTGCGATATGGAGTTGGGGGAAGAATGATAACGGGCAAGTTGGAGTGAATAATATCTCCGGCTATTCTTCTCCTGTACAAATAGGAGCGTTAACTACGTGGGCCACGACTTCTCCGGGGGGTCAGTTTTGTCTAGCTCGCAAAAC